AATTAACTTAGTTTTTAATAACTTAACAACTAAATTATAAGAATCTATTTTAGATAATCCGTTTTGTTAAAACTTATTAAAATGATACAATATTTTTACTATATGAAAACTATTTTTATATGTTTAGTTAATTAACTATAAAATTATTTGCATTCATTATTTAATTATTCTAATAAAGAAAGTAGATGTTCTTTGTGTAATTCGTCTAAAGTCCAAATTTCGAATTTACCATTTGGAAGAGGGCGTTTAATTTTAAAAGGTATCATATTTCTAATGAATTCTTCTTCAGCAATTTTATCATATGATAAACCTTGATAATTTTTAATCATAGGTTTAGCTCCCATAGTTAATTGTTTAATTCTTTCACCTAAGATTCTAACCATTTCATACTTGGTTAGTCTATTAGCACTGACTCTTTTGTCCTTAGGTACAAATTCAGAATTTTTTTCAATAGGAACTTCGGTTTCATCATTATTATCAAAATATTCATCATCATCTTGTATTGCTTCATCTATTGCACAACCTCCCGAATCAGTTTCTGGTTCAATGATAAGCTCTTCTTTTTCTTCATCATCATCTTCTTCTTCATCTTCGTCAAATTCTTCTTGGTCAACATCTTCGATATCCTCAATATCATCTTCAACTTCGTATTCGTCTTCGGATTCCTCTTTTTTAGAAACTTTCTTGTTAGCTTTCTTTGGCATTATAGTATTAAGTAGATTTTTTTTAAATAATATTTAATCAATTTTTTTTATAAATAATAGATATCATTTTCGATAGTTTTAATTATTTTAATAGGATTCTGAATAATTGTAATGAATTCCTCATAATTATTAAAAGTCTGACCATTTATTTCAATTATGATTTCACCAATAGGGTATTTAATGAATTTGCTTAGTTTTCGATAATCAAGGTCTGCAAGATATACAGTAAATAAATCTTGATGATATAAATTTCTATTAATTAATTTGAACATTTGAGATAAATCTAAATTTAAATCTTTTAATGATTCAAAATGTTTTTTAGTAAATACAGATAATATTAAACCATTATTTTCCACAAAATATTTTGGATAATTTGGTAAATTAAAATATTCTGTTAAATTCAAATCCATAACTTGTAATATTATACTTTCTTTTCTTACTTCTTGTGTTTGAACATCTAAGATTGAAAATTCAAGCAAATCTCCAGGTACAAACCATAAACCAATATCATCTATTGAAATACTTTCTGGATAAAAATCAAATTTAACTTTACCATTTGAATCAACCCATTTATCATTAATACTTAAAATAATATCGTTTGGTTTTATGTTTTTACTAAAATAATATTTATCATTTAGCATGCTGACTCTTATACCTATTTGATTATTAATTATTTTTTTTAATTTTTCATTTTTAAATATATTTTGTTTTAATTGGTCTTGAATAATTTCCTGATAATCAAAACTTAATAATGGTTTTTTAATAACTATTTCGGGAGTTTCTAAATATTTCATAGTAATTAAAAATCGATAAATAGGAACCACAAATCCGGCTCTTTCACCTTTGGATTTCATTTTTGAAACATTCACACCTATTACTTTATATTCTTTATCAGATTCGTCAAATATGACTAAAGGCCCACCAGAATTTCCTGGATTTAATGTTGCATCTGTTTGTATTAATGATTCTTGATATCCTGCAATAATACCTTTGGTTATTTTTATGTTAGTACTGTATAATGGAAAACCAATAGTATAAACATCACCTGTTTGTATATCATTAATAGGTTTTAATTTTAATACCTTAATATCATCAAAATTTTGATTAATTTGAATAATAGCCAAATCATCATCTGGAAATATTTTTTTAATTTTGGCAGGAATATTGTGTATTTGTTTATACTCTACATCAATATTAATGGCATCTTGAATAACATGATAACAGGTTAAAATTAATGTTTTAGATATGAAAAAACCTGTACCGGTTGAGTTAGATGTTTTAAAAATATTCAAAGGATGTTTAAAGTCTATTACATTAGATTTAATATTTAATTTAACAACGGAATTTTTCCAATTCATTATTATTAATGAATAGAATTTAAAATTAAGTTAAAAAACATTAAGTTTAAATTAGAGTAATTTTCTCATATAAATCAATGTGGATTTTTATAACAGAATCAATAATAACTGGTATTATTACTTGGATAATGGGTACCATTTTATTTAATTTATCAATAAATAAATCAAATAAGGATAAACAAAAACCTTATGGTATAGAATTAGCATTTTTCATGACAGGTTTAATAGTTTATATAATTGATGAAATAAGTTTTATAAATAAGATATTTTCGAAATAATTTTTATGGTTATAAAAAATATTTCCTATAGTTTTTCCCAAATAATTATTTTCTCAGGTATTATAAATGGATTGTCACATTTGTTTAGAAAAAAAGTCCTCTCTCAAGTCTCTTCCCTGCTCTCATGAATTATGTTTAAGATGTTATGTCAGATTAGATCAAGCTATCTGTCCATTCTGCAGAGCCAAATTTAATTATAGTACTATGGAAATTAAGGAAAGAACAAAGTTAGGATTACAATATGGATATCAATCCAATAATACGGCACCTGGATTAGAATTACCTGATGATATAGTTTTGGATAATTCTGGTGGATTATTAAATAACTTTAATTCAAATGGAGTTATATTAACTTCTGAATTATTAAATCGTAGAAATCAACATATGTATAATGTTATTTCCAATATGGAAGACCGTTATGCATCAACTCGCAGTCATAAGAAAAACAAGAAATATAATATGAATCTACATCAAAATAATTGTAGATTAACAGTAGATGAAATAAATGATAGAAGATACAACACAGTTAAAAGAGAAACCAGGAAATGGTTTATAAAAGAAAGAAGATTAGAAAAATTTAATAGTTGGGAAGATTATGATTAATTAAACAACTATTTCTTTTTCATCGGATAAATTAGTTGTTTCTTCCAATTGTTTTTCTTTTTCTGGCTTTTTTGAAGCCGAATTATTATAGATATTGTCAAAATAATCATTAAATTTTTTTACAATGTCTAAATCAGTACAATATACTCTTAAAAAGTATTCTTGATGTTTTTGTGTAATTAACAAAGAAAAACTTCTAACCTTATTTTCTGAGATAATTTTTCCATTTTTTAAATTATAAAAAGTAATTTTATTTAGGGGGTTAGATTTTCCTCCCACATAACCCACTTTAAACCTTAGTATATAATATTGAGATGGGTCAAATGTCTGTTTGAATTGTTCTTCATCGAATTCACATTCAGATAAAGATACATCTTGATAAACCATTTTTGGAAGTTTTCTTTGGTTTATATTTGAAATAATATTAGTCACTGTTTGACCTAAATGTTTTTGATACCAAATGAATGAATCAACCAATTCTAGCATTTTTTCGGCATCCAATATATATTCAGAAATTTTAAGTTCTTTTTCAATTTCAAAAAGTAGTTTAATAACTAAAATTTCAATTGCTTTAACAGCTTTATGGTTATAAATTTGTCTATGTAATCTATATCTAATAAAAAACATATGATAAATGTCTTCGCTGCATTGCATTGAATAACAAATTTTATTATCAATAACTTTAGCATCATTTATAATTCTTGTATAATCAAAACTGAATTTGAGTCCAACCGCTTGAGTATCCCTAATTAAATAATCAAATTTATCAACATCAATAGAATTTAGTGGATTGGAAATTATTTGAAAAATCCATTTACCAATTTGATATTTAGATTTCCATTTGCTATATTCAGATTCTTTAGGATTAATTAAATCTCCAATAACTTTAAGTTGGTCTTTATTTAGATTAACATTATATTTTTCAACCATATGATTTAGTAGAAATATTGACCTATTTTCATGAATAACATTTTTGGTTTGTGATTTTAGTTGAGAATAATTAGGTAAACTTTCCAAAAAATGATCATCGAAAAGATGAGAAAATAATAGGTGACCCAAATCATGACACAATCCAGCGATTCCAACTAATTGAATAATTTCATCGGTGATTTTTAATTCTGGTTGTTTCTTACGAATGTTTTCAATCATTGTGATAGCCAAATGATATGTACCAACCGAATGTTCAAATCTACTATGAGTAGCAGTTGGGAAAACCAAATAGAGAACACCAGTTTGATGAATATTTCTTAAACGTTGAAATACTGGGGTATCTACAATGCTAGAAGCAATAGGGTCAAGATTTATGTATCCGTGAATATTATCATGTATTATCATTATATTATGATATCTTATAGTAAAAGAAAAATAAATCAATTTTAATTATTATAAATAAAATTGGTTTAATTTGATGGTATATTTATACTTCGATTGTTTTTTCATCATCTTCATCCTCAGTATCAGTATCATCATCATTAATAGTATTACCTTTAACATTGGTGACAGGTTCTGACATCTTCATTAGATTATCAATATTAGTACCCATATCAACCGGACCATTTAAATTGGGCATCATATTGTCAACTGACCCAGTTATATTTAATTTATTGGCTAATAGTTTGAAATATTTGGTATATGGGTGATTTGACCCAAGTTTTTTAATCATACTATTTCCGGTTATCATTGATATCATAGGCCTGTATTGGTCAGGATTTTGAAGGATATCAACAGGGTCTGGAATTGGAACTTTAGCAACCTTTCTTAGTTTGTTATATTCGTCAAGAATGTCTTTTGGTACATCAACAGAAGATTTAGTTTTACCAGTGAAAACATTGGTACGATTTTTACGTAACATTTCAAGTTTTGCACGTAATGCATCACGTTTACTAGATAGTTCTGATTGATTAATTTGACCGCTATTTGCAGATTGGGGAGTAGGTTGAAAACTATTTTTAGAATTTATTGTGAATTTAACATCAGTCTCTGTTTTACTTACAATTTCCAGGAGATAATCGTCTTTAACAAATTTTTTCTTCAGTTCAAACAAATTATATTCTGATGATTCTTTAATAGCTTGTTTGAACTTTTGAAGTGCTGTTTTGGAATTGAATCCAGATTTATCACCTTCAACATGCACATTCATAACTACGGTATTTTGATTGCTTGTTTGTATTTCAGTCATTAATTTATAAACCATTATACCTTTAAGTGAAATTAATTCAATTTTACCTTTAGATAATCAAATAAATAAAATTGAATAATATAATTAAAGAATAATTAGTATTTGAAATTAATGGTTAAAGATACAATTTTATATGATAGATTAGAGCTAAGCCCCGATGCTACCGATGCACAGATTAAGAAGGCTTATAATAAACTATCTAAATTATGGCATCCTGATAAACATCCTGAAGATAAAAAAGAAGAAGCCAATCGTAAATTCCAAGAAATTAATCAAGCTAAAGAAATTTTATTGGATAAAGATAAAAGAGGAACATATGATGAATTAGGTATGGATATGTTTAATCCTGAAAATCAAGCAGGACCACCCGGACCAAATCCTTTTGCAGACTTTGGAAATATATTTGGAGGTGGTTTCCCATTTGGTATGCCAGGAATGGGTCCAATGGGAGGTATGCCAATGGGAGGTCGACATGCAAAGGGTCCAGAACCTATCATTGAAAATCTAGAAGTTACATTGGAACAATTATATAATGAAGAATCAATTAATTTTGATTATAAACAAAAAGTTTCATGTGTTAAATGTGATGGTAATGGTTCTAAAGATGGTAAGAGTACTGAGTGTGCAAGTTGTAAAGGTAAGGGTGTGAGAGTTCAGGTTATTAGAATGGGTCCAATGATTCAACAATCAGTAGGTGAATGTCATAATTGTAAAGGTAAAGGTAAAGTTATAGAAGAAGAGAATAAATGTGATTCATGTAATGGAAAATGTTACACACACAAAGATAAAAGTATTTCTATTCCTCTAAAATCTGGTCTTGTAGATGGTAATAAAATTACATTAACAGGAAAGGGTCATCAATTTAAGGAAGATAAAACTGATTTAATTCTTGTTATTAATGTGGTTCCACATAAAATATTTAAGCGGATGAATGAAGATTTATTCGTAACAATGGAACTAAAACTTTATCAAGCCTTGTTTGGATTTGACAAAGTTGTTACACATTTGGATGGTAGAAAACTTCATATTAGCTGTTCTGGTAAGACTGATTTTAATAATGTTCGTAAAGTTTCAGGTGAAGGAATGAAAACATTAAATGGTAAAAAAGGAGACTTGTACATTAGATTTACCTGTAATTTGCCAAATTATAATACTCTACCTAATGATACCAAAACCCAATTAAAATCATTGCTCCAATCTTTTGATAAATCAGAGGCTCAAGCAGAAGCACAAATTTCTAAAACTCCTAATCTGGTTAAAACAATTATATCAGACTGTAAAGCTGAACAATCAGAACAAATTAATCAATTACTTGAAAACTTAAAAAATCAATCTAATAAACCGAAAAAGAAAAAGAATATGATGAGTTCTGATAATTCAGATTCTGATTTAGAGATGGATTCTGACCATGATAACATGCAACAAGGTTGTGTCCAACAATAATAATTTTATTTTATAATAATAAAAATTAGTTTTATAAAATAAATCATTTACATATTATATTTTGTTTTCCCAACTTCTGCTCTACAAACAGGACACTTATAATTGTATTGTTTTAGATATGGGAAAATACAATCTTTATGGAATGTATGTGAACAGTTTAGTTCAGTAACAGTTTCATCTTTATCCATGGAACCCATACAAATACTACAATCGCAATCAAGTTTCGTTTCTAGTGTGGTTGTTTTAAGTTTATCTAAATCATTTTCATCTGTAGAAACAACCACATCTTGGAATAGGTTATTGGGATTGATGTTAAAAGCTGGTTGATTATTTAATCCTTGCATAAATGCATTCAGTAAATTTACCATATTTTGATGACTAGTACCTTGATTATTTACATTATTCAAAAATGGATTATTAGTTTGAGGTATATTTTGTCCAGATGAATTGAAAGTAAATGTTTGTCCATTAGATGAAAATTGGAAAATCATATTTGGTGGAAGTACATTAAATGGATTATTCATAGTTTGATGATTATTATTTGAATTCATGTTTGGAATTTGATTCATAAGAGCATTTGCAAGTGATGAAATATGTTGAGGCGGGTCTTCTTCATCATCATCTTCATTAGATTCATCTTCTTGGTGTTCGTGTACTGATTCATCATCTACAGGTGATTCATCATCTTGGTCATCAATATCACCTGAATTATCAAAATCATCTTGATTCAATAAAAAACCTAACATATTATTTAGCATGTTATTGTTAGTGATTGGAACTTGACTAATTGTTTCAATAGATATATCTATTCCATAATTTTGATAAAATCCGTGCAATATCTGATTAACACTTGATGACCCATGTCCAGTTTCCAGAAGATATAACTTCAATTCTCGGATTATATCTGACTCATTTTCATAAGCATCTTGAAGTGATATTCTGACTGCAAAAAGATATGAGTATAATTCTTGATTATCTGACATTATATATAATAGATTCTAGACTATAAATAGTTTTTTTCAATATTTTACATTGAATTAAAATTGAATAAAATATATTAAAGACATAATAATCATATATAATAATGGATATTCAAATTATTGAAAAGAAATTGTCAATCAAATACTATAAGAGTTTAAGAGACCAATTGCAAAAAAACAATATTGAATATGATTGGTTAACGAATCATATTGAATTTCTAAATAAGTTATTAGATGAAGATAAACTTTCAGATACTCAAACAGATAAAAAGAAAGAAACAGTTAATTCTTCAGAAACAGAAAATCATAAACAAATATTTTCAGATGAAGACCTTTATAAAAAACCATGGTCTAAATTAAATTCAATACACAAAATTTTAAAAGTGAAAGAATTTGTAAATAGTTTGAAGATTGATAAAGAAAATGATAGGTCTGAGTTAAGAGATGAACTTGTCATGTTAATTAAAACAAAAGTTTTATCCAAGAAAGAAAATATTAAATATGATGAAGTTAATGGTAAAATTATGGGAATACCAAAATTACAGTATAAGGATGGAAAATATTTTTATTTAATGGAATAAAATATTGAATTAAATTTGATTTAAAAACTATTTTAGGTCTGTTAATAATGTCATTTGGAAATATTAATGGAATGTTAACCAAAACTATCAAATTATTAGAACATAATGTGGGTTCTGACGGTACTACACTCAATTTATCTGGATTACACATAATAAAAAAACAAGTATATCGAGATTTACAAAAAGAATATGCTGATGTAACATTAGATATTGTTGATGAAATATTTAACAGATTATTTAATTCCAAATATAAATTTTGTAAAGATATATCATTTGATGATGGTAAAAATTGTTTCAGAGAATTTGAGGAAACTTATCCCGATATTAAAGTTCCATCAAAATATAAAAAATTAAGTGAACATTTTGAAAAATTAAAAAATCTACCCCAACCAGCACAAAGGTCTAAAGAATGGTATGATTATCGTTACAATAGAATCACTGCATCTGATGCTGCTGCTGCAATTGATTTGAATCCTTATGAACCTGTTGAATCATTTATTTTGAAAAAATGTGATCCAAATTTCCCATTTAGAGATAATGCAACCGTTTTTCATGGTAAAAAATATGAACCAACCGCTACAATGATTTATGAACATATTTATAATACCAGAGTATTTGAATTTGGTGCTTTACCATCAGATAAATACACATTCTTAGGTGCTTCTCCTGATGGTATTAGTTCTAAGTATACTCTAGATAATAAATTTTCAGAAAGATTAGGTACAATGTTGGAAATTAAGTGTCCAGTTACCAGAGATATTCATACAAGTGGTAAAGTTGCGGGTGATATTTGCCCATTTTATTATTATTGTCAAGTTCAACAACAGTTAGCTTGTTGTGATTTAGATGTTTGTGATTTTTGGCAATGCAAACTATCAGAATATCAAACAAGAGAGGAATATTTAGCTGATACATGTGCTAGCTGTGTTAATACTGTTGGTAATTCAGGAACAAAAATACAGGTTGATGATAGATTAAAAAAAGGAATCATTTTAGAATTTTATCCTAAAAACTTTACTCCAGAATTTGAAGGTGACTTGGCCGAATGGAAATCCAAATATATTATTCCGAAAAGATTAGATATGGATGAAACACAATATGATACCTGGGTAATGAAAATGATGGACCAATATAAAACTCTATATCCTGATATTGCAAAGGATTATTATTTTTATCGTATTATTTATTGGAAATTAGAAGTATCTCACAATGTATCAATTAACAGAGATGATAAATTTTTAGCAAGTATAATTCCTATCTTACAGGAAACATGGAATAAAATATTATATTACAGAGAAAATCAGGATAAATTAGATGAATTAAAACAAATAACTGAAAAAAGGAAAAAATACATCAAAATTAATACTTCCTATCAAATTCACAATGACCAAATTGTATCTGGAAAGATATTAATTCTTGAACCAGAAACAGATTTGAAAGAATTAAATAAATCAAAAACAAAGAAAACATACGAAAAGTTTAATTCTATGGATTCAAATAAACATTCAACTCCTGAAAAGAAAACAAAAGCTAAAGATTATGATTCAGATTATTGTGATTTCATAGATAATGAAGAATGTGATTTTATCGACGATGTACCAGTTTTAAATGTAACAAAACAAACAAAAACAGATAAAAAAGTTAAAACAAAATCGGATGTTCCAATAAAACCTATTAGTCAAGATGATAATGATAATTGTGATTTTCTGGATGATGAACCTTCTAATAAAAAATCAGCTATCCAAACTATGATTAATAGTAAAGGAATCAAGTTTACAGACTTTAATAAAAAAGAGTCAACCCAATATATTAGAAAATATTATGTAAAACAAAATAAAAATACAAATACAACTAAATTTAAATATGATGAAAAAAATGATAATGATAATTGTGAATTTTTAGATTAAACAACAATTAATTCTTCATCATCATTATTATATATAATAACATCATCCATATTATCAATGGCTTGTATTGGTATATTTGAATTTTTATTTAATTTTTTATTAATTTTTTTATTTGATATTTTGTCAGGATTAGTTTTATCAACTTTTTTATCCTGATGATATTTACATGGTAACATTCTACCACACGGTTTTCCAGAATTTGGACCCGATTTAAGGGTGTGATTACACAAATTAGATTTTGGAATTTTAGTAAGTATGTTTTGTTTTTTGGGTTTAATTTCTTTTTTACTAATCGGGTCAATCTGAATTATTGGTTGAGTTTTAATTGAATGATATTTACAGTCAATTCTATCACAAAACTTTCCTTTATTTGGACCTGTTTTGAGAACTATTTTACAATGAATAACTTTGGGATTGATAATATTTTTAATTTTAGGTTCTCCATTAAAAATGGTTGGAATAGATGTTTTTTCACAATATAAACATTTGATAGAACCCAAAGTATATTTGATACATTCAGGATGAAACATATGATTACAATTTAATTTTATATATTTATCGTCTAAATTTATTGGTATATGACAAACCAAACATTTTTCATTTGGTGAATTATTTAAATCTGTACAATATTTTAATAATTCTTCAAAACTCATTTCATTTAAATTCATATTATTTATTAAAAGACCCTTTATTTTTAAATATTTTGCCAAAAATAATTGAAAAAATAAGGCTAAATATATAAAAGACTATTATAATGTCAAATGATTTAGAATTAAGTAACTTGAATGACTATCAAAATATGGGAACTCATATCGACAATATTATGTCTTTGAAAAATTATTTGGATAATTTAGTAAATGATATTCAATTAAATAAAACATCAAACGATGTAATTATAAAAGTTTCTAAGGAAACAGAACGGTTTTTTCAAAATATTGAAAACGATGGTAATACATTAACCCCTAAAATTGTAGAAATGATTAGTGATACATCATCTGAAAATGATATGGAGTCAGATTCATCAGATAATGATTCTGATGATGATTTATATCAAGATAAAATGCAAACATATTTTAAGCATTCAGTTTATGATGATGAACCAGATTTTATTGATAATGATAATTCTGGTATGAATATCAATATTAAACCGGTCCCCCAAACTCCTAATAATACGCCATTGAATAAAACTTTATTGGAAAACTATAAAAAGTTTCAAAGTGAAAAACAGGAATTATTGAGTTACAAACCATATTCTTCACAATATCCTAAACAATCATTTGAACCTAAAACAGAACATTCAATCAATAAAAATCAACAATTAGTTTCGGATGAGGCGTATGATTATTTGGAACGTTTAATGAAAAAAAATGAGGAATCTATGGGAATTAATTCACAACCAGGTGAAAATTATGGTACGGTTAATCCTTTACCACCTAGTGATATTCCCAAAAAACCAAAAGATAAACTAGCAGATGAATTTTTAAATAATAATTTAATATTGGATAAATATCATTATTTAAAATCATTTAATATTGACAGAGTTGAACAGTTTATTTTATCATGTTCAAATTATTAATTTATATTTAATGTTTCTTGGAACCTTTCTTGGATGATTTCTTGGAAGCCTTCTTAGAAGCTTTTTTGGATGATTTCTTAGCACCACCTTTCATGGAAGCTTTCTTGGAACCTTTCTTAGATGATTTCTTGGAAGCCTTCTTAGAAGCTTTTTTGGATGATTTCTTAGCACCACCTTTCATGGAAGCTTTTTTGGAACCTTTCTTAGATGATTTCTTGGAAGCCTTTTTGGAAGCTTTCTTAGAAGCTTTTTTGGATGATTTCTTGGAAGCTTTCTTGGATGATTTCTTAGCACCACCTTTCATAGAAGATTTCTTGGAAGCCTTCTTGGAAGCCTTCTTGGAAGCCTTTTTGGAAGCTTTCTTGGATGATTTCTTGGAAGCTTTCTTGGAGGATTTCTTAGCACCACCTTTCATGGAGGATTTCTTGGAACCTTTTTTAGAAGCTTTCTTGGATGATTTCTTAGCACCACCTTTCATGGAGGATTTCTTGGAGCCTTTTTTAGAAGCTTTCTTGGATGATTTCTTGGAAGCTTTCTTGGATGATTTTTTAGCACCACCTTTCATGGAGGATTTCTTGGAGCCCTTCTTGGAGCCCTTCTTGGAAGCTTTCTTAGAATCCTTTTTAGATGACTTTTTGGAACCTTTCTTTTTACCACCACCACCTTGAACAACTTGTCCAGGAGTACCATCTTGACCAGGAGTACCAGCTTGACCAGGAGTAGCAGGTTCGGGTATAAGCGAAATGGTGAGAGTATTAGTTGAATTATCAATTTGATATTGTACTTTTTTAGTATTAATAAAAGTGATAACCTCATGGAATTTGCATTTTAAGTCTTTGTTAATTTGGGTTTTTACATCATCACCATTTGTTACATTCTTAACAGCATCTAAATTAATACCTGTAAGTTTTATTTTATCAGTTTTTAATTGAACGGATTTAGTATCATAAATGATATTTTCTATTTCAAAATCGGACATTTATATATATATTAAACTATATATTATTTTTTTAAAATTAAATATTTTTCATTTAATATCTGGTTACCAGAAATATTTGGAAAATTAAATTCTGGAACTTTTCCTGGTTTACCCGATGGTCCATATCTAAATTTCATTTGTTTGCCTTGTTTTTTCTTTTCTAAACCTTCCAATAAAGATGATCTAATTGGATTTACAGGAATACCATAACATTTATATGTGAAGTCTTGAAATGGTGACTTATCAACAACTGTAATATCATGCAAATCTAAATATTTATTTTTAGCATTATAAATTTTACACAATAAACCAGAATATAATTCAGTATTGAATTTATCACGATTGATAAAAGCATAAAAATAATCAAATAACAAATACATGAAAACTAAATTATATGTACCAAAATGGGTATGTTTTTTATCTGAATAATTATATACTATACACCTTTCATTATTTCCAAATAATTTTAATATTAAGTGACCATCATGATAGTATTCAATTCTTCTATCAGTGAATGAAAAGAAAGGAGAAAATTCTTTGGTTGTTATTTTATTTCCAAATTTATGAGTTAAAAGTTTATAAATATAATTAGCATCCTTTTCAAATTCAGTACTTATTAGTTCATAATATGGATAATTTTTAATTTGATTTTTTTCTGATTCTTTCTTAATATAATAATCAAATGCATAAAATCCAACAACAACTAATTTAGACCTATGAATAATTTTTTTTCTTATATATTTAAGAATTTCAGGAGACCCTTTCAAATCAATTTTATCATTACATCTTGATTGGTCTAATGGATAATATTTGAGAATTTTTTGAAATCTATTTATTGATTTATCTAATCTCCAATAAGATGTCATAGGGTCTGTTAAAACACGATATGTATCAACCATCATAAAATGTGGATGTGCACATTTAATACCATCAACAACTATAATAGGCATAGAATTATAAATGTTGGCAGGAATATAGGATATATCACAATAATTAATAAAGTTAACAAATATTTTGTAGGTACCAGAATGCATACCTTCTTTTCCTTCTACATGTTTAAAACCTAAACTAAATAATTCTTCAGTTAATTCGATGATATCAGCTAGTGGGGTTGGTGAATAAAATTCCATGTCTGCAACTTCTGGCCAATTAAAAAATGCACCTTCTATAATTTTATAAAATGATTCATCTGGATTTTTAGCCATTAGCAAAATATTTTGGGCAAATCCACCATAAGCAACTTTCTGTTTCTTTTTGATAAAATTTCTTATCGCATTATAAACATTAGAAATTTCTTTTAATGTTGGTTCATAATACGTCTTATACTCTTTCTCAGCATCATCTTTAATTCTATCTATATTTTTTTCTATTTTTTCAATATCTTTTACACGATACATTTCTAAACTATATATTCTAATTTAGAAATTAATCAAAAATTTATTTATTTAGATTCATCTACACTTGTGTCCGTGTCCGAATCACTTTCAATATCCAGTTCTTCATCTATTTTATCTGATTTTTCTTCTTCCGATTCTGAATCTGATTGTAAAAACATTTCCTCGTAACTATTTGGACCAAATAATTCATTATAATTATTTTGATTTTCATCTTGATATTCTTTTACAAAAGTTTCCCATGATAAATTATTTTCTTCTTTTAGCTTACTCATTAGATTATATTTTTTAATAAATAATTCAGGTATAACAAATTTTGAATCTTTTTGTTTATTTTGACTGAATAAATCAAATAATTTAATATCATTTTCATAAGCCATTTTTGATTCATCAATTTTCTTCTTATGGATTTTTAACATATTTATTTTATGTTGTAGTTCAATTTTTTGTTTTGCCATATCAATATATTTTTCAGAATTCGTTAATTTAATTATTTCTTCTTGAGATTTATTTAATTGGTCCATTTTTTGTTCATTATCTTTATCTAATTGTACCTTATCATTATTTTGAATTACTTTAGTAGAATTTGTTACAGTTGGACATTTAGATGAATTTAAATCTATAGTTTCAATACTATCATAATAACAACTATTAACTCGATACTTGTATACTTTAATTGATTTTTTTATAAAACCATTTTGCATACATCCTAAAACGAATGATTGCATAGGTTCATAATCCAAATATGCTCCAATTGTCTTACCCTCATACTCTATCACATAAATAATTTCTATTTGCATTTATTACAATTAAAAGACAAAGATTCTTTAAATTATTTTATAAATACATATTTTTCCAAACTTCTGATTCTTTTGGTTTAACATTTCTATGATTTTTAAATGAATCAAAACCTCTTTTTAGGTCAACCATATTTAATACCTTTTTATCAGCATCTTTTGATGCAAAAACTCTTCTTGAGTGTGACCGTTTACATCTACTAAATAATATTTCCATATCACCTCCAAAAAACTTAAAATGTTGAATGTTTTCTTCAAAAAACTTTACAGTAATACTGTCATCTAATACCCATCCAATATCATATACTTTTTTCTTAAATATAAGAAATATTTCTTCTGCTTTATAAGGTTCAATTGTAAATCGAACTGGAAAACGTCTTTCTAACCCAGAATTATATGCAAAAAAACAAGAGTCTATTTCATCTTTATATCCCGCGATGATGCATATAAAATCAGTTTTCTTTTCAGTTAAATTTTCATTAATGGTGTCTATACATTCTTTAGAAAAACTGTCTCTTTTTTCTGCATTACCTAATGAATAAACTTCATCAATAAATAAAATTCCCCCTATTGCACTATCTATGATTTTTTGTGTTGCTTTTGCTGTTTGACCCAAATATCCAGCAATCAAATCACTTCTTCTGGCTTTGATAAATTTATCATTTTTAAGGATACCCATCGCCAAATATATTTTTCCAATAATTTTAGCAACTTCTGTCTTGCCTACACCTGGAGGACCTTGTATTACTGTATGCATCATATCTTGGTGGGATGAATCTAATTTTTGAATTCTAAATAAAATATGATCTACCATATCCTGTTTTACAGTTTCCATACCTATCATATTATTTAATTCGGTTAGTGGTTCAACTAATTTATTTAAAATTTTTAAATCGATATTGTATCTTTTTTTAGAATCATATAATTTTCCTAGTTCAATTAAATCCAGTAAACAATTTATTTCCTTGTCAATTTCAACTAATTCTTTTTCTTCTTCTGGAATATCATTTAAAAGAATAATATCATCATCCCCATTATTCACATTATTATAATAATCATCGTCCTCGTTATCATCGTCATCATAATAGTAATGCATGTTACTTCTTTTTGTAGGACGAAAATCATCATGTGATTCCCTGTTACGTTTTTTATTAGGTTCCGAATTATTATTACTCATTACAATATTTTATATATTTTTTTACCGGTTAAACTTTGTTAAAATTAAATATTGTTTTAAAAAAGTATAACTTTTAATAATAATATGAAAATAATAGCCTGGAATGTTAATGGATTGAGGTCTTTGTTAAAGACAGATTATCTTGACCAATTAATTAATGATCATAAACCTGATGTATTTTGTATGGGTGAAACAAAATTATCATGTCCATACGATGATGTTGAAAATGAAATTACCAAAAGATATCCAAAATTTAAATATAAATACTGGAGTCCTTGCAAAATCAAAGGAGGATACAGTGGTACAGCTATATTCTGTAAAAAACAACCTAAAGCTGTTACTTATGGATTAAAATATCAAGATAAAGAATTGGATGAAGAAGGAAGAGTGATTACCATAGATTTGGATAAATTTTATTTAATTCATGTTTACACACCTAATTCTGGTCAAGCTTTAAATAGGTTAGAGTGGAGAACAACTGTTTGGGATAGAGCTTTTGAATCATATATTAATCAATTACAAAAAACAAAAAATGTTATAGTTTGTGGAGACCTTAATGTAGCACATCAACCAATTGATTTAAAAAATCCTAAAACAAATACAAAGACTGCAGGTTATACTAAAGAAGAAAGAGAATCATTTAATAAAATATTAACAAATTGTGAAATGATTGATACATACAGAAAATTAAATCCTGATAAAATAGAGTATAGTTTTTGGTCATACATGAGAAACTCCAGAGAAAAGAATATAGGTTGGAGAATAGATTATTTTTTAGTTAGCAAAAAAATAGAAAATAAAGTTAAGGAAAGTTCAATATTAACAGATATTTTAGGTAGTGATCATGCCCCAATCAAACTTAAAATATAATTGTATAAAAATTATTTAAAATTTCTAATTTATATTATATAATGGACTCACATATTTTTATTGCCTTAGTCGGTGCATTAGTTAATGCCGGATTATCAGTAACTGTCCCTTGCTTAGTTAAGAATTCTGAACAACCATTTTTAAAACAGATTAAACAAGTTTTTGATACTAACCGTCAAGTTATTATTACTTCCAGTTTAATTGTTGCCATTACTATTTATTTAGCCCTTCAAATTGCTCCCGAAATTCAACCTACCTTTTCTGAATTAACTGGATTAAGTCTTGATTCAAGCTCTTCCACTCCTAGATTACCAATGGTTGTTTCTACAAGACAATTACCTCAAGATTTAAAGAATTTACTCAAGTTGGTTAGAAACCAATAATTTTACAACTTAAATTAGGGGTATAAATTAATTAAACCCTATCCTATAATGTAAAAGTAATCTTATAAATCCAATTAAAAAACATATCATAAATAAAAAATTATATAATCTATCAGCCTCAATTGGTGTTAATTTTAGATTAAATAACTTATTAACAATTGGTCTAAAAAATTGAGGACCTCCTTCGACAACAGATAATTGGTTCATAGTACCAGTTCTAAAATAGTGTTCTAATTTAGTTAAAATACATTGACCATCATAATCATTCCAATCCAAAAAGATAAAGATAATTAAAAATAAATAATAATGAAGATACTTAATCGGAGTTAAATAATGACCAGTAAATACATATAATATAACCAAATAATGAATATATTTTATTAAATTAGCAATGTTATGATTTATCATCTAAATATTAATAATATTTAGATAATATTATTTATTCTAAAGTTATAGTCCAAATATTGTCTTTACCTAATTTAAAACCTAATTCTTCGATTTTTTTGGTTAAATCTTTGAAGTATTTATCATTTACAAATGTTAATTCATAAATAAAATTATCTTTTTTATCTTTTTGTTTTTTAACCAAAATATCAACTTTTCGTCCTACAACTTTATTAACTTTATCAATTGTATATTTAATTCTATCTTCTAAATTATAAGGGAATTGATATACTGGATGATCTTTTGGAATCATCATATATGTAATTTTATTACCATCTTTTGTTGTGGCATATTTTTCCAGTTTTAATAACATGTCTCTTAATTCTAAACAAATTTGTTCTCTGGTTAATTTATCAATACGGGTAATTTCTCCTTTATTAATATTTGGCATCATTCTTACTAGCTTCATTAAATATTCTTTATCTTTGGATGTTGAACATACTGCACCTTTAAATGTGGGAATACCTGTACCTCTCTTTTTATCAAGAACTTTTGCTCTGGGAGGTCTAATTTTGAATAAATCAGGTTCATTTGATGCAAGTTTATTAAGATTTTTATCAATAATACCAACAATAAAATTTTCCTCACGTTCTTCATAATAATCCAAAGTATCATCGAAATTATAACCTTCTTCTAATTTAGTTTCTTCTTTTTCAACTTTAACATCTTTTTGTAATTGAGAAGAGAATTTTTGTTTTACAAAATTTTTTAACGATACTTGATTATTTTGTTCGACTTCTAAATTTTGTCTATAGTACATAGGCACATCTTCATTTTCGTTAAATGGTTGGAAAATAAAATATTTTCCTCTTTGAATTAAATATCCAGACCTATTATATTTATCATAAATAGTGTCTTTGTAATTGTTAAAATCATTTTCTGATTTAGGCATCATATCTTCTAACGCTTGGTCTAAAAAGTATTCTTCAAATAATTCTGCTTGATGTTGTAAAAATGATTTTTTAATTTCATCTAAAATTTCATTATTCATGTAAACATGTTTGAATCTGTACAAATCTTTAATTCTATTTTTAATTAAACTAATTTCATATTTAGCTAATTCATCATTATAAGTATTGTAATTTAGGTCTTCTTTATTAATTTTCTTGTATGTTTTATTTTTTTCGTCCCAGTATTTGTCATTTAATTTGGTTGAATCACATTTCAAATCACAACGTTTAAAATCACATAATGCTGGGCAAATCTGTTTTCCGGCTTTTACATTTTCAAGTGTAGGAGGAACACAATTTTTATATTCCTCTAATTCTTCAGGGAACATATTAGCATGTAATAATAATGGACAATCAAATGCTGTTTCTTTTAGAGCTCTTTCTATTTCTTTAATTGTGAGATATTTCAATTCAGCCTTTTGATATAATATTTCATCTGTTGATAATTCAGTTTGTTTTTTATCACTTAATGCTACTACATATCTATATACATTAACTTCAGGATATCTATAATTATCATTAATAACATCTTGATGGACACACATACGAATAGCACGACCAATAACCTGTTCAGCTTTTGGAATATTAAAGAATACGTCAATGATGTGAACATCCTTACAATTCTTCAAAGTAACACCTTCATTCATAACTCTTGAACCTAAAACAAATTTAATGTGTTTACCATCTACATTATCATAAGAATTGAAAACTTCTTGAATTAATTTTTGTTTAATTTCGGGAACATCTTCACCTGATTCATCAGCCCCACCAGTAACAAGAATAAATGTAGCTGGTTTAAATTCATTCAAATTCATTTTCTTCTTTTTAAAATCTAAATATGTTAATCCAGTTTTATAATCAATAGTTTCATCTTTAATGTCATAACTTCTTGGGTCTTCTTGATATTCTAAATATCCATTTTGTAGTAATGCTTCTGCAAATAATTCCATACCACCTGCCTTAACCAAGTTAGAATAAACAAAAGCGGTTGATGCACCTTTTTGACCTTCTACTAATTTTCCAAGTTTTTCTATAATTGTATAAAATTTTGTGGAAAACTTTTTAATATAAGGCATTTTCAATATTAACCCAGTAACACTCTTTTTATCATTTTCAAATATAAAGTTGTCTTCTTCTCCTTTTGATAGTTTACCATTAAAAATCTTTTTATTAATTAGACTTCTTAATTTTGTTCCATCTGTATTTAATTGAGATATCACAGTTCCTAAACCTTCTGTGGAATAAAACCCTTCTAAATCTGTTTTATCCTTATTTAAACCAGGAAAAACAAAGTTAGATGCTGCAGAAGAAGCTCTATCAAGGGTATCATCAAAATTTTTAGTGGTTTCTATATAAGTGTCATACTGAAATTGTTCCATAAAACATTTTATGACTGGGGTAAATAACATGTCATTAGGTACAACCCCTTTTTCCACTCTTTTAGCAAAAGTATATGGAATAGAACCTCTGTAAAAACTAATATATCCTCTAGCTTTTTCTTTTAGATATTCTAAACCACCTGGTTTAATTTTCATAGAATAATTTTTTTCACTGGTAAATATTTTATCTCTTTGAACTTGGTCGTTTTCTGGTCTTATAAAATTTAATAAATCAACAATTTCATCAGCTAAGTTAATCATAGGGGTTGCAGTTAATAATATTACACGAAGATTTTCAGAATTTTTAATAATTTTTTTAAGAGCTTCACCATATTCATTACCAGAAATATTGTGAGCTTCATCAATAATTAAAATAGAGTTATTCATATTAGTAATTCTATCAACTACTAATTCACGTTCATATTCACCTTCTGCAGTTTTTCTGTAAGAAGCTTTAATTTTACTATCTCCAACAATTTTCTTTTCAACAATTTTTTCACCTAAAACTTTTTTATAAAAAGTCTTGTAAGATAAAATTTTATAATATTGTAATGCACCATAAATTGCAGTTTTCTTTTCACGTTCTATTTCTTGTTTTGTCATTTGATTTAATGCTTCTTTATTTTTCAAATAAGTTTCACCAGTAGTATTCAATAATTCTTTTTTAATATTTTCTCTGGTGTTTGGACCAGGAACAACCACATAAATTTTTGTGTTATATTTTTTAACTTGGTCTTTGAATTGTTCAGCAATTCTAATAGCAGTCATAGTTTTACCAGAACCTACACCGTGCATTAAAATCGCACCTTTATAATTGGTATTTGGACTAATAAAATTAGGTAAAATAGATTGTTGTTCTCTTGGTTCTATTTCTCCTTTTGGACAATTTATAGTACGATATTTTTGAACCTCTTCATAAGATTCCATTTTATTACGTTGAGGTACACGATAATAATAAAATTCTCTTTTTTTAAATATTTTAGCTAATAAATCAGGTTCTTCAGGATCCGGATATGAAAAATCTTTTGTAAATTTTATTTTTTTACTCATAATTAATTTAGATTAGATTTAATTTAGAGTAAAATTCTAATTCTGCGATTAAAAAATTGAAATATAATTGATTTAGGGTTAGAATAAGTAATGGATAATGGACCGCAATCATTATCTTCGTACTAATTTCTTACCTTTGAGTTCTGCTTCTCTTGGTTATGTACCTGCTCAAACAACTCATCATCAAAGTTCATATCCATCTCAAAGTCATCAAAATGTGATGTTTGGAAATGGAATGATGACTGTCAGAGTTCCTCGACAGCAGTATCCAACACCTCAACCAACTATCACAATTAGTCAACAAGACCTGGCGATGTTGTTTCTATCAGATGAACCTAAATCTCATTCCGTGTCTGCTTCATCATCATACCATACACCAATTCCTCAATGGGAAAGTGGTGGTGCCATTATAGTGGACAATGATTATCATATCAAATCAGGTGGAAAGTGTCAAGCTATTTTCCTAGGCTTAAATCATCGAACTGGAAAATATGAACTATTTTATGGAAAAAGAGACCCAGCTGATACATCCAGTAATGAAACTTCGCTTAGGGAATGTACAGAGGAAACATCAAACATGTTCAGATTTACCAATTACATGTTTGATAATTCATTCAGTGTCAAGTCACCTAACCAAAAGCATCATGCTTATGTAGTTAGAGTTCAGGCACCTAAACATGGTATTCAAAGCAAAATCTTCTTCCAAAATCTTTCATTGCTTAAATCTCGTCATACACCATATCAATGGAGAGAACTATCAGGAATGACTCGTATTAACATTGAGGAAGCTATCAATAGTGGAATTCTAAATCATCCTAATGGTGATTTCTCAATGTTTGATGTTTATGGAAATCCAATTACTATTTTCAGTCGTGATGCAGAATTTATTCGTGATGCTCTAAAAAGAAAATTGAATCTAACTTCACCAGTTCATCAACTTAAATTTGTTGCATCATATGATTCCAAGTATCACGGTGGTAAAGATTCATTCTTGAATGGTACCAGTTATTACACTGTATAAATATTTTTCATTTATTTCGTTTATCTAAACGAACATTATTCCAATATTTCGCCCAGATAAATATCTAAATTATATTGTTATTTAATGGAACAAAAAAGTTCAAGAAAATTTAATACAGAATTTAGAAAAAAATTATTGGCTAAATTCGAAAAGATAAAAAATAAAGACGATTTAGTCCAAATTTACAACATTATTGTTGATGATATTGGTAATAATTTTTCCTCAAATAGAAATGGGATTTTTATTAATATGAATATTTTATCAGATAAATGCATTAAAAATTTAGTGGAGTTTTTAGAAGAAAAAAATAATTCAAATAATAATCAATCTGATACTGAAAAGATAAACTATAAATCATATAAATTTGATGATGTCGAACTAATTAGTGAAATGGGACATAAATTAAGTAATCAAGAAAAAAATATTATTAAGAGAATAAGAAATAAAGAAATTAAAATTTAAATTATTTCTATAACTCCATTTGACATAATTATTTTTAACGCATCTAAATTTTCTCGTTTTTCCATCTTACGAAAAATACAAGTAATATCACATGCTCTTAATTTATGAATCAGTATGAATATTCTTAAATTTAGTTTATAATATAAATCAGCATCAGTTTCATATTTGAATAAGTCTTTTTCAATAGACAAATCATAATCTTTAACAACTACATATTTGGTTTCAGTTGTATCAATTTTTTTAGATTCATTTTCAAAACTACAAACCACACAAGTATTATCATCTCCTTCTAACAGATAGTAAACATCAATTGGTATGTGAATTTTTAATGCAGAATGAAAAATAAAATCTTCAATACAGTTATTTTCTAACCTTTTTCTGGTTATATTATTTGAATTAAGTTTTTTGATATTATGAACAGAAAGATTATAAATATTATTGTTATCTTTTTTTTCTAAATTTTTCAGAACTATGTAAATTGGAATTATCAAACATTTATTTTGTTGAGAATCAAATTTTGAAAAAATTCCAACCAATTTATTATTATGAAATACTGGACAACCTGATAATCCACATGGATTACCAATAAAATTTTCAAATGTTGCAATCAAATAAACTGTGTCCGGACCTTTTGGCAAATTATTAAATGATAAAAACGCATGTGAATCCATTTTTAAATTTATAGTTGAATTGTTGATTTTTAATGCGAGTTTACTATTTTTTTCAGGAACTTTAACCTGGAAATTTTTAAATACCTTAAATCCGAAATCATCATTACTTACAGAATCTAAAATTAAAATTTCACTCCAACACGAATTAATTTTAATTTTACGCACATCGTTGTTAATTAGGGCTTGTTGAATTGGTAAATAATGATGTATGGTAATTAGATGATTTTCATTAGCGTAATTAATGAAGAAACCCTTTGTTTTTGGATTAATTATTCGCCCAAATAGATCTTGAGTTTTTAAGTCGATAGTTGGTGTATCTATGCTCATTATAATAATGAATAATTAAATACATTATTATAATTTCAATTTTTTCTTCTTCAGCCTAGGCTAGAATAATTTTGTCATATTAATATCCAATTAATAACTATTCAGTGATACTGCTATTCTTTTTGATATTAAATTAAAAAAATGTTTTAAAATTGGTGTATCTTCAGAACTCCATACAAAATAATTTATATTCCAATAGTTTTTAATATCTTTATTAATTTTATTTGTACTAAATGAATTTAAAAATGTTACCATTGTTTTATCCTCTTGATCGCCATAAACTATATAAACATCACGTCTCATTAAAGGATTTGTTTGAAGTGGTAATGCTGCCATTAACCATCTAATATCTGCTTGATTTAGAATTTTTAAATTTAATGCATCTGGTGTAACATTATATTTACTAATATTTTCAGTTAATTGTTCTTCTTTATAATCCAAATAAAAGGTTAAGTTACCAGATAATTGAGTTAAGGTTTCATTAATTTTAGTAAAATTATTATAGGCAAAATAAACATAATAAACAGAAAAATTCATATAAGTAATCATTTGGAATTTATTGTTATATGAATAAGTAAAATTAGTTGGATTACCATAAATAAATGACCTTAATATTTTTTCTTCAATAGTATTTTCAGTCAATAATTTTGTAAAATTAGAATTCAATTTAGATCCCCATTTGCAGGCTTCTAATTCATCTATTTGGGTATTATTCAATTCAAAATCTCCAATATTTTTAATAAAGTCAATTACAATTTCAGAATTAATGTAATTATTTTCACACCATTGTTCTATTTGTTTTCTGGAATTTTCGATGTTTTTATATAATAATGTTCTTGTAGAATTATCAGCAGCCAATATCTTTTTAAAATCAGAGTTTAATTTTCCATTATTTTTTAAGGTTACAAGCTTATTCCACAATTCAGCATCAAAATATTTTGGAGGTTCAGTATATTTATTACTTAATTCAATAAATTTATTAAGTTTTGATTCGTAAAATTGATCTAATGAATTTTGAACTGATTTAGAACCTAAATTAAATGACCACAATTGATTAAATTGCAATCTTATTTTTTTTATTAGATTGTAAACAAAAATTATATCTGAATTAACTTTCAAATCCATGTATCTAGAATAAAATTGGTCCCAACTTATATTTTTACTTTTTAAGTTGGAAATTGTACCATCAATCATACCCAATAAAATAATAATTTGATAAACTTCACTCAATACCCCCATTGCTGATGCTGATATTAAACTAATTACATTAGGAATTGAAGAAATTGATGAACTAATTTTACCAGTCGTTTCAATAACTTTTTGTGCTAATTCAGTCTTAACAAAACTAACGTTGTACCTTGACATACTTTCATCAAACAAATATTCTGCATCTGGATCAATTATTAAATTTTTGTAATATAAATATGATATCATATACCTAAAATGATAAGGATCTATTTTTTTTGATGGTTTTTTATCAAATTCAATTATAGCATTCAAAGGATTTCTTTTAATAGAGTTTTCAAGTGGATGAATTAAATAAAATTGTCCTGATGTATCAATTAAATTTTCAAAAACTTGTCCATTGTACCAACTTAACATTTCCATTCCAAAAGTTGAATTATTAATGGTGTCACTAAAATAAATTATTGTTGGATATGATTTATCTAATCTATAATTTTCTTGATAAATACTATGTAAACTAGAATTTACTGTGAAACAATTTATCTTAGAATCTGATTCTATATTTTGATAAAATAGTAATCTGTTTGGAGTCATTTTAATAGAAACAATCAGTTTATTTAAATTTTCAAAATCTTTAGTTTTATTTTTAATTTCGCTTATTTCTTTAGTGCACATTAATCCCAACATTGTTAATGCAACATTGTCTTGAGTAATTTTATATTGAGGTCTAATAGTCTTTCTTGCATCTTTTTTATACATGTAATATACAGTTCCATCACCAACACGGCCCACACGACCTTTTCTTTGTAATCTGCTTGCTTCTGAAATTTTTTGTACTTCTAATACAGTTTTATTTACTTGTGGCTGATATCTATTAACTTTAGCAAAACCATTATCAACAACAAATGCCAATCCATTAATAGTGACTGATGCTTCTGCCACATTGGTTGCCACTATTACAGAACGTTTATACATTCCAGAAGGTACAGACAAATCTTCAATATAATCACTACCCCATTCTAAATGAATATTCTCTCTTTTATTTTTTATTTGGGATATTTTCAAATTAATTTTTGAAATCATTGTTTTGTAATTATCATGTAATTCTGAAAAATAAGGTAAAGCAACATTACCAGGAGGAAGTACAGAATTTAAATGTTCTACAGCATCTAAAATTTCTTTTTTACCATTAGCAAAGAATAAAATTTCACCTGTTGATGTTTTTTTGCAAATATCTTCTATTTTTTTATAACCTATTTCTTGGGCCAATTTAGCTGAAGTTCTTTCATCTTTCCCTATTGGGTCATCATCAAGATAAAACTCATCTACCCTATATTGGGTCGTTTCTCCAGGAGGTGATATATGATATCTTCTGTCCATAAGCATTGCATTTGGTAATAAATATTGTGCTGATGATAAATTTAAAAATGGATCTGTTATTGCTATTTTTATAGGGAATAACAAATTATCATTTAAATTTTTAAAATATCTTCTGTAAATGGGTTCATCTTCATCCATAGTTGCTGAAACAACAATTAATCTAACTGTGTTATTATAAAAACAAGCTTGTTTGGTCAATGCAATAATTATATCCATATTTGGGTTATGTTCGTGAGCCTCATCAACAATAACAATATCATAAATGTTCTTATTTATATATTGAAAATCTGGATTACCAGATTTTGGTATTGGTTGTAATAATGTTGGATTATTTTTGAGTTCTTCTAGTAAAGTACCATCAGTTACTATTCTTAAAAAGCTATGTAGTTTTTTGGTATTTAAATGAGAATCACTTTGATGTTTATATTGTACCCAATAATTATTTGTTTTTATTTTTGTACTTAGCCCATTAGCTGTTTGTTCAATTGATAAACCTAACTCATCTGCAATACGAGTAGCATTTCCTACTGTGGGTGGTACACGAGGCTGGGTACAGATTACTTTACCATTTGATTTATAGTCTATAGCTTTTAATGCATACAATAGTAATTTGGGAACTTGAGTTGATTTACCCTGTCCAGTTGCCCCAGTCACATACATAACCTGGTGATAAATATAGTGTTGGAAGAAACTTATTTGTGAAACCCAATCCATTGCATAGAAAATTGGCCATTCTTGGTCCTTTGATATGATTTTAAACCATGACATTTCATCATATTTATCATCATCACTTAATACTTTTTCTTTATCTAATCTCATTTTAGGTAGATTTCTAAATGTGTCATTAGTTAAATAATAATAAGAATCTAACCATTCATCTTTATTTTTCTCAAAATTCTTATCGATTAAATTTTTTACTTTTGATTTTCTTGGTCCATAGTCCAATGGTAAAATTAATTTATCTGTTATATCTCTATTAAGAACAAATTTATTTAAAATACCAGTAGATGCTAATTCTTCAAATACCAAATTTATAAAAATTGTTTGGAATCCTGAAAAAATCTTAATCATAGTGGCATCATAATCATATGATACCCCATAATATTGTCTTCTCAAATTACCCTTTAAATTTATCCAAGAAGACAAGTTAACATCCCATTGATTGGTAGCCTTATTAAATATTACCCCTTGTAATATTTTTATAAAAAACATCTTTCTAGTTACATCATTTAATGATAAATAATTTTTATTCAATAAAGTCCAATCCTTAGATGTATAATGTGATAAAGATTTTGCAATGTTATAAATATTTTTAATATTTAAGTTTTTATTAACTAGTTTAAATTCTTCACTATCTTTGAAAGCTTGATTAAATGGTTCATAAAAATATTTATTGGTCATTGAAAATAAATTATTTTCTTTCTTTATTAAAAATTTACCATAACAAGTATTTAATAACTCTTCAATGCTCTCTTTAATAAAATTCCAAAAATTATCTAAATTATTTGTAACTATGTATTGAAATGCATCAATAATATCACTAATATTAATATCATTAATTATTTTAAAATCATCTTTATTAAAATCTTCGTTATTTTCATCAGTAGAATCTGGTGCTTTAAGAACAAACTTATTAAAAGTGGTTCCTTTTAATTTACTCTTTTGTGAATAATTATTAATTAAATAAATTAATGTATATTTTAAAATTTCTACATCTATTTCTAAATATTCATTTGTCGGAATATTCATTTTTAATTTAGTAATTAACTCTAATATTTTCTTTTCAAAATTAAATTGTTCTACTTTAGGTAAATCATTATAATCATTATAGGATGAATTTAAAATAGGATTTAAGTCTATCATTTTATCAATTCCGTTAATTAGATAAATTTTAGTATTTTCGGTTTCATATGGGAAAAATAACCATTTGATAGGTTTTGCTTCTTCATAATATTTAATTCTTAATATATTATATATATCACCTAACCATAATCCATTATAATTTATTAAATTCTTGGAATTAAATTCTTGAAAATTAATTTTATCAACTATTGGTTTTAAAAAATTCATTTTTTCTTTTGTTTTAATGAAAATATTTGAATCAGTATAATTCTGTAAATTAAGAGGAACTATGTTAACCCAATTGATATAACATTTTCCATTAATTATTTCTAAAGTTTGGAGTAATCCAATAAAATTATGATAAATAACTTTGTATATTAGTTTAGTGTTATTTTCATACAAATTTAACAAGTCGTTATTATCTTTGTTTTCTATCAATCCAATACCCATATTACCAAATTCAAAATGTGTTGATAAAATTGATTCTCTGTGTAAATCATTAACTTCTTTAGGAATGGTTTTAGTTTTATAAGCATATAAAAGTTGATTTAAGTCCTCTATTTTATTCAATAAATGGCCACCATTTTTATCATCTATGAATGGAAGTAACAATAATATGGCTCCCTTCATGTCTCTAAAATTATTTTGTATCCATTGATATTCATAATTTTCATTTTTTTCAAAGTTGTATTTGAATGAAATTAAATCAATTATAAAAACTGATAAAATTTTAATAACTCTTTGGTCTTCTAAATTAAGATTTGGGAAGAAATTACTAACAACTTTCTCAATAGTTGCTTTGAAATTATTTGAAACCCACTTTAATGGAGTCGAATCAATATTATTTAATAATGTATTAAATTGTTCTTTACCAAAAATTTGTATGTTTGATGACATTATTAAATAATAATATAAAAAATATTTTATTATTAAACCTATTTATTTAATCTTCATAAAAATTGTACTCTTTTAATTAATTGGTTGATATGTCCAACCACCATCAAATACCTTACATAGTTTACCTGTTTTATAATTATTAATTATAGATTCATCTATTTTATTTTTAAATTCGGTACTTTTTGAATTTACAATTTTTAATATAGTTCTACATATGGATTGATGAGTAACTAATATAATATTATAATCGGTTTCAAAATATTTTGATATAATATCTTTTAAAACCCTTTTACATCTAAGTACTACATCCTTCTCTGTTTCTGGATATGAAATTTCAGTTGGTTTAATAATGGTTTTATATCCTGAATCGTAATCAAAAGATTCTGCTAAATATTCAGGTAACCAAATTCCAACAGCTTTTTTTGGTATGATATCTTCGTGATGTAATTCACCTAATCCATATTCCAAATTTATTTTACATTTTTCTGATTCTTTTACATAAGGTAATATTGTTTGTAGGGTTCTAATAAATGGAGAACAAAATATCATATTTATATTATTTTTTGATAGATAAGGAACTAAATTAATTGCATTTTCTAATCCCGTTTTAGTTAATGGAGAAAAAAACGAACAATCTTGTGTTCTATCTTCATGTCTTAAAATAAAAATTTTCATATTAATTATCTATATTAATATGAAAATTTATTTAATTTATTTATTTTTCTTCTGATGATTTCATTAAATTACTAAATAATAAAAGCAAAGTACCTATTATTAATAATAGTACTGATAATGCAAAGAATCTATCTGGTGATGAAAATAAATATTCTGATGGATTTTTCCTGTCAACTAACATTTCTAAAACCTTATAAAAAATTTCTCTCATATTTATGATGGTATCTTCTATTGGTTTTTGATGAGGTAATTTATTAAAAATAATTTCATCATATTTATTCATGGCAAAATTAGAATCAATTTTCCTATTTTTTTCCAATAATTTTTCATTATCTTCAAATTTTTTATTAAATTGTTTTTGGTCAAATTGGATATTTATATTTCTTTCAGAATGATTTGTTGTCACATATTTTGGTTTTGATGCCATTAATTATATTAATCTAGATAAAAATTGAATTGTTTATTATTTGGCTATATACTAAATTAATTTAATGCACTCAATTTTAAAGTTTTTAATGGTATTTATGGTTTTTAACTGGCTGGTTATTGGTTCAACTGCTACATATTGTAATAATGTGAATTGTGATAACTCTTCATTAATTGAAACTGAATATTCTAATTCAGGTTCTTCATCTTCAAGTAGTTCAAGTTCTTCATCATCTGGTTCATCATCGTCAAGTAGTTCTGGTATTTCATCATCGGGTTCATCATCGTCAAGTAGTTCTGGTATTTCATCATCTGGTTCATCATCGTCAAGTAGTTCTGGTATTTCCTCATCTAGTTCATCAGGATATGACCTATAAATTATTTTAATCAATTAAAGAATTTAAAAAAATTGAATTAAAAATATATGACATTATAATAATAAATAATAATGTTATATATTAGTTGTCCTACATGTGGTTACTTTTTGGGTCAGAAAACCCTTCAATATGAACAAGGTAAAGAAAAAATCTGTGCGAATCCAAATTTATCAGCAGAACAAAGAGACCAAGAATTAAGTAAATTATTATTGGGGTTAGGATTAAGAAGATACTGTTGTAAAATGAGAATGATGTCTTATAAAGATATTGTTCAAGATATTCTACCAGTTCCCCAATCTGAAAATTAGATTATTTTAACTATTAAAAATTGATTTTTATTTTTGATAAAACATTAAATTAAATAATAATGTCTATTAATTATTTAATTAAACTAATACTTTTTACGATTTTCATCAATTTGATTGGTAATGTTACTAACAATATTTTAGCTAATGAGGTTATAGTATGTAATAAATTAAATGTGACATCTACTGATATCACAATCTATGATATAAATAAAATTAATAATGTTTTATCTGTTTTTTATCTTTGTAATGATAAAGAAATTAAACAATTTTACATGATTGATTCAATCTATAATAAAAATCCTTTTAAGGAACAATTTACTGTTTATAAAAATATGTTTGGTCAAACATCATCATATTATACTAATTTGTTTGGTAATTTAATATCTTATATGATTATTGGTCCTATTATTTTCCCAATTATTAAAGATGTATGGACAATAATTATGAATTTTTAATAATTTTTATTTTAATCCAATAATATCATCTGTAATTTTTAACACTTCACCAACACCCTTTGTCATACCATCTCTAAAGAAAAATATCATATTTTCTTCAATGAATTCTGGATGAAATACAAAACTGAACTTGACTATCTTATTATCACCTGACCTTAAAAGATTATTAGATGCATCTGAATTTTTATCAACATTTATATTAGTATTTTCACTAATTGCATCCAAATCAATTTTAGCGGCTTGCCTAATAGGACCACAATGAATTACTGGACTGTATCCTGATTTAATTGTTGTTGCATGATGAAGGACATTAATCCTAGCATAAAAACTACTAACCACATTATTTTTATATTTGTTCATGTCATCAATAACAACCATACCTTTTTTAATCATAGACCTTTCTATAGTTTCTTTTTGATTAGTTAATTTAAAAGCTAAACAAGATTGAACTCCATGAGTTGTTTCATCAACATTTTGTTTTAGAGAATTATGTATTGACCTAATAATTATTTCTTTGAATTGACCATTAAAAGGACCAATATACATTTTTTGTTTTAGTCTAATCGGGGTTCCTTTATTAGTACCAGAAACAACTAAACCAATACCAGGAACAACAAAAACAGCATCAATATAAAATACTGAACCAGATGTTTTAACATTTTGCCATTTATCTCTTGGAGGTAGCGAATATAATAATCGATGTAAATTATCAATGTTAGTACCATCTTTATTTGATATGGAAATAATTGGAATAATATCGGGATTTCCAATCATATGAGTTAAATAATGGTCCGTTTCATCATCCTTCTTTTCACTATCGGAAATAAAATACAAAACTTTTCCATATGTTTGTCTACCCAATAATTTCTTTAATTGATTACACAAATTTTGATAAACTTGTCTGGGTGCCAAATCTACTTTAGTAATAGTAATTATAAATGGAATTCTTAAATATAACAAAATACCCAAATGTTCTCTGGTTAGTCTGGTAATCCCTGTGTTTGCTCCAATCACAACAATACCATAATCTGGAAATAGTCCAGTTACACCAAAGATTGTGGTTTTCAAATACTTTTCATGACCTGCCAAATCAATAAAACTAACTACCTTTTTATCGTATGGATTTTTACCATTTCGTAATTTGAATTGGAATAAATTGTCTGATTTCTCCTTAGGATTAGTCAATACCAATGAATCTTGATTTTGTTGATAAATTAATGGATTATAAGTAATGTGGCTTGTTCTACCAGATTCCCTTTCATGAGGATGTATTAGAATTTTATTTCTAGCCAAACCTCTACCATTATCTAATTGTCCACTTGTTAAAACACCAATTAGGGAACTTTTTCCAGCATCAACTGGACCACAAACTGCTACAATACATTCTGCATTTCTAGAATTATCTACAATAAATTCCTCTTTATTCATTTTGTTCTTTTATAGTATTAAATAAATATTTATTTAAATAACTTATTTAATATTATTTTTACTCATAATTAATATAATATTTTCTATATTTGGTTTCTCTTTGTCTTTCTGTTGATTTACTTCTTTGTTCTGAACTATGTTAACCCGAGAAAACACCACAACTTAATACAACAATTAAACCAGATGGTACTTTTGATTTTATTGTGTTAAAAAATGATACACTTTTTGAATAATTTTTAACATCAGCATCATCAAATAAATATGATTTGTTTAAATCAAATTTTACAAGTGATTCAATCTTTTCATCATCAAACAAATTAGTTATACTTCCAATAGACAATGATTCTGATTTATCATCAAAATCAAAATCTTTAAATGTATCTTTAGTAAAAATTCCAGCTGGAATCATACTTAAACTTTTTGACATTTTAAATTGTAATAATAATCTGGGGGCAAAATCTCCTGGACGATAAGTTCTAATTTCAAAGTTTAGATTTTTTTTAATTTCTTCATAATTTTGTATTTCTAAAATATTATTTAATTGTGTTAAATTTGATACATATTTATAATTATCAAATAATGACATCATTTCATTATTGGCTTTGATAGGGTTAGTTTTAAAAATATTTCTAAAGTAATCTTTTATAAAATTATTTTCTATTTCTATTCTTGTTCTATTTCTACCAATAGGACATGAAATGGTAAATAATCCATTTAACATGTCCATTTTTTTATCAATTTGGTTTAAAATTATTTTAACCAAATTTTCCATAATTTGTTTACCAGGTGTATGTAAGGTAATGATACGATAGTCCTTATCTAGTTGAAAATTTGCTTTATCTGAATCACTTAACCTTAAACCATGAGCAAATACAATATATTTGTCACTCGACATTATAAAATTATAGATTTAATTCTTTTTTTAATTGTAAATATTTATTTTTATATTTTAGGTATTTTTCATAAAATCCAAAGCTTTCAAATTTACCATATTTCTTTCCTTTCATATATTGTCCAGGGTCCATGTCATAATCATCTTGGAAATCTTGAGAATCTTGTTTCTTTGGTTTCTTACCTTTTTTACCTGTGGAAACTGATGCACTAGCACTTGAAGGAGCACTAGCACTTGAAGGAGCACTTGCACTTGATTGAGCTAATTCACTAGCACTTGCTGATTCACTTGATGTTGGTAATGATACTTTAATTGGAGTTAAAACAGATGCTTTAGGTTGAGCAGGAGTCTCCTTAAGAGAATCCCATGTTTTAATTTGACCCCATACACCAGTAGGTGCTGCAGCAGGTTTGGATTTTACTAATTCAGGGAAGTCTTGTGCAACATCTGCAACATTAAATTCTTTGACTTCTTCATCAGGTTTTCCTAAAGTTTCCTTAGTTCCAAACTTATCCAAATAGAAATTATCATAACCATCTTCAATGCTAGATGATGAACTAAATAATAAAGATGTAATTGATGAAGCTAATGAACCAATTGATGTTGGTCTTTTAGATTGATAAAATTTGACATCAAAATCTGGTACATTAGAACCAATACTAACACCAAATTCTGGTTCTCTCAACTTGAGAATTTTGAGGTCTTCAACAATTAATGATGGAGCGAATTCTTTAACAATGCTTAAGCAAGCATTTCTATAAAGTGATTCACAAGGATTAAATAATATATTATGAGAAATAACAGGAGGAATAGAATCTTCTACCCATTCGGTACCATTATATATATTACTGAAAGAGAATCTAATACCACGAGAACCATTTTCACATTTATTTAAGTCCATTAATTGACATCCCAAAGACAAAATAGTAAATGCACATGATTTAAATCCATGAATAAATTCAATAAAATCAGATATATTTTCTCTGGATAATGCAAGATGGTCAACAGTTGCCATATTCATAAATAATGTTTGATATCTAATCATGTCACTTACTAAATAAGGAGGATAGACACCGTAAGATACAGGTTTCATAACTTTAATTTCTTCTTCTTTCTTAGTAGTACCATCTTCTGAATATACTATTTTTTCAACAGTTTCTTGTAAGGTAATTCTTGAATCATAAGGTTGTAATCTTTGTAATAATTTAGCCATATTATTAGATAAACGATCAATATTTGCTCTTGATTTTCTTACCTTATGAATATGTTCTTCAATTGGAACAGGGGTATTATTAGGATTAGCATCATATAATTTCTTCCATTCCTTTAATTTTCCGATATGTTCAATTAAATTTTCTCTTGTCTTCAATACATTTTCGGTAAAATAATATCCTCTTAATTTTTTGATTTCTTCATCACTCATACCTTGAGTAAATCCAATTTTTCCTTCTAATGTTTTTAATTTTTCTCTTAATTGTTCAATTGGTGTGGTGATGGTTACTCTATCTCCTGAACCATTAGTATTGAGATAATGGAATATATTAACCACAAAATTATCTAAAACGGATCTTGAATATTTTTCTCTTCTAACTGGTTTAATAATCCTAGCGGATTTGGTAGTGTAAGGGTCTATCACAATTTCTTTAGTTTTATCTTCTTTTTCAATAATTTTATATTTGGTTTCATAATGGAATCTACGAACTGAATCTGAATCTCCTTCAAATAATTCAAGTAATATTTCCTTAGAAGCGATATCATAATACATAACTTGCCAAACGTTTGATTTGTATTCTACGGCACCTGTGTCAGGGTCAACAATTGATTTTTTAAATTGTTTCATTTCAGATTTTAAAATTAATTTACCCATTTTAACTGCACACTTGTTAATAGGGAAAACATGTTCAACACCATCAACTTTGATGTTTCTTTTAATATTTTGGAGAGTTAAATTAGAAAATAATCTTTTCTTTGAGCCAAAATCATCATCGCGAAATTCGGCATCTTTAATAATGGGTCTAGAATCAATATATTGGTTTGTTAAAAATGCAATAGCTGTAAATAATTCAGTTTCTGTCAATTCTTTTCTTGGAACAGAAGAACTTGGTCTTGCAGAAGAGGGGTTTGAAGATCTTTCTCTTTTATCTGACATATATATACAATTAGATAAATTTTACTAGATAAATTTTTCTATTCATAATTAATGATTTTCCAATTTTTATTTCACATAAATTTATATTTTTTAACAGTGAGTTTTATAAAAAAAATAATAGATAAAAAAATTAAATCATCAAAAAATATTACTAATACAAACACCAAATTAAGAAAGATTATTGGTCTAGAATCTGTCAAAATCGATTTAAACTACTATATGGATTTTATAAAAAATGGTGATAAATATAAAAAATGGAATGTTAAATTACCTCGAGGTATTTTATTAGTTGGACCACCTGGTACAGGAAAAACTCTATTAGTGAAAACATTGGCAAAAAATATTAATGTACCTGTTATTTATACTTCTGGTTCTGAATTTGTTGAAAAATATGTTGGTGTTGGTGCAGCCAGAATAAGAAGTTTATTTCAGAAAGCCAGAAAACTTGATAAATGTATTATTTTTATAGATGAAATCGATTCTATTGGAAGGTCCAGAGAATCTGATATGAATTCAGAAAGAGATTCAACATTAAATCAACTATTAGTAGAAATGGATGGATTCAAAGAAGATTCTAATTTGATAGTATTTGGTGCAACCAATATGGTTAAAAATCTTGATAAAGCTCTAATGAGGTCAGGTAGATTTGATTAAAAAATATTTTTTGACCCACCTAACAAAGAAGAAAGAGTAAAATTATTTAAACTCTATTTGAAGAAGATAGATAAAAAAAATATCAATTATCAAAAATTAAGTGAATTAACATCTGGATTAACAGGTGCTGACATTGCAAATATTTGCAACCAATCTAAAATTAATGCCATACAAGAAAAATCCGATTACATAACATATTCACATTTAGAAAAAGCGATTGATGAAATTATGATTGGTAGAGAGAAACCAGAAAGAAAAATGAGTAGGGAAGAACTTGTTAGAGTTTCTTTGCATGAAGCAGGACATGCTTTGTTAGGATATATGTTAGAATCATCTGAACCTCCTATTAAAGTATCTATTTTACCTCGTGGTGAAAATGCATTAGGTTTTTCACAACCTAAACCATCTGACTTAAAATTATATACTGATAATCATGTTTTGTCTCAAATATGTGTTTTGTTAGGTGGAAGAGGTGCTGAAAAGCTATTTTATGATGGATTTTCAAGTGGTGCTCATGATGATATAGAAAGAGCAACTAATTTAGCATATAAATATATGTTTGAGTGGGGTATGGATGCTGAATTAGGGCCAGTAAACTTCTCGACCCTGTATAAAAATATTCCGATAAATTTTATAGAACTTTTAAAAAGTTTGATTAAAAAATTGGAAAATTTTGCCCAAAAAACCCTGGTGAGAAATAAAAATTATCTTGAAAAAATTTCTGAGATATTACTCCAAAAAGAAACAATTAATTACGATGATATAATAGATATATTACCTAATGAACTTAAAAATAGTATTAAAAATAGAGATATCATCGAATATTTGTCAAAAAATTGAAAATAATTAAAATTATTATAGTAGTAATTATTTTTAATGAATAATATTAAGAATTTCGTTAAAATTTGTGATGTTACCCTTCGTGATGGAATTCAAGGATTAAAATCTAAAACAGGAAATCCTATTTTTAGTTATTCCCAAAAATTACATATAATGAATAACTTAATCATGCTAAAGTGAATAAAATTGAGTTTGGTTCAAATGTATCCTCAAAGTTAATTGAAATGGCAAACACTGGCGAAGTAGTTAAAAATTTAGGAATGTTTTCACCTAACAAAGATACAAATCTTTATCTATTACTACCATCATACAAAAAATATATTGAAGTTTGTGAATGGTATAATTATTATGATATGGTTTCTCATAATAGTTTGATTACAGCATGTTCTGAAAGTTTTGTTAAAAAGAACACCAATATGAGTTTGGAAGATAGTTGGCATGAGATTGATAGAATTCTTGAAGATTCAAGTAAAAAAGCAAGGATTTACATTAGTACTTGTTTTGGGTGTCCAATTGAAGGAAAAATAACTCCAACCCATATTCGAAATATTGAATCAATTTTCAAGAGGTATTCTTCAAATCCAAAAGTTGAAGAAATAGTAATTTCAGATACGATTGGATCATATGATATGACTCAACTAAATGAATATATGAAATTGTTTAGTTCAACTGGTAAAGTTTCTCTACATATTCATTCAACACCTGATGATAGAAATATTTCAGATATTCTGAATACATGGTATCAACAATTAGTATGTATTGATACCTCAATGGGTAATATTGGTGGTTGTCCTAATGTGGAAAAACAGAAAATTAAACCTAATTTATCAACTTATCAGATTGCTAAGATTCTAAATTCAATAGCTAAACAAGAAATGTATAATCTGGATGAAATCAAATGCCTGGAATCACTTGTTAGTGATAGGATTAATTTATAAACTTAATTTATAAAAATTGAATATTTATTTATAGAAATAGAAAGTTTATATATTAATGGAATATAAGCAAAATACTAATTATATGAATGACGGTTTTATTGTCAAGAACCAAGACGGAGAAGATGAAATTATTCATATACCCTATAATTTAAATAATGTCCTGATATCTGAATCGGATATTATTCAAATTCTAAATCAATATAATGTTAAAATTGACAAAATTAATCATATTGAATATTTTAGACAAGCATTTACTCACAAATCATATTGTAAGAAAGATATTTATCCTCAAAACATTTTGGATGCTGCAAAGAATGAATTAAATAATCCACCCGAACTTCTTGAACTCAGAGAGAAAAGCTATGAACGTTTAGAATATTTTGGCGATCGTGTGCTTAAGGTTATTGTATCAATGTATTTATTCCATCGTTATCCAAAACAAGATGAAGGTTTTATGACCAGATTACAAACTAAAATTGAAGATAAAAAAAATCTTGCTGTAATGTCCAAAGAAATTGGTCTTGGTAAATATTTTATTATTAGTAGACAAATTGAGATGATGAATGGAAGAAATTTAGAGAAAATTCATGAAGATGTGTTTGAATCTTTTGTTGGTGCACTATTTTTATCAAATGGGTTTGAGCCGTGTATGTTTTTAATTGTAAATCTTTTAGAAACACTAATTGACTATTCGGAAAAACTATATTGTGATAACAATTATAAAGACCAATTGCTCAGAATTCACCATCAAAATAAATGGAAATTCCCTCAATATGTTACCATTCATTTTGAAGGTCCTCCTCATAAGAGAAAATATATTATGGGTGTGGAACGTCATGATGCGGAACCTAATTGTCCATTGGATAAAAAATGTATTAGCTTTGGTATTGGTTCATCTAAAAAAGAAGGTGAACAAAATGCAGCTAAAATGGCACTGGTTATCCATGGAATTTTAAAACAGGATCAATATACTTCTAATGATATTTATTATCCTCCTTGGGATAAAATTAATAATTGGGATGGTGAAACAATGATTATTAAATCAAATGACCCTACTGAATCTGAAGAACAAGACAAACTAGTTAATGAAACTAAAATTGAAGCTATGAATTCATCTGAAGAATTAACTTCAAATAATCTACCAAAGATAGAATCAAAGTCTTCAAATAATAAGGCTAATGAAAAAGTTAATGATAATGAAAAGGCTAATGAAAAAGTTAATGATAATGAAAAGGCTAATGAAAAAGTTAATGATAATGAAAAGGTTAGTGAAAAGGTTAGTGAAAAGCCATCCAACAAAAAAAAGACCACTTTAGTAGAACAAGATTCAGATGATGAAATAGATATTAAATCCAAGTCAATAGAAAAGAAAAAGAATAAGGTAGAAGATATATCAAAAAATAAATCCACTAAAAAAGATAATAATATTGAAGAACCAAAATCAAAAAAGAAAGTATCTGGAACAAAAACAACCAAAAAATCAAAAAAATCCAATAAAATAGAAAACCTAAGTTTGGATACTGATTCAGATGGTAATAACTCTGATTATTCAGATAAATCAATATAATTTTTATTAAATTTCTTTAAATATTAAACGCAAATAAAAACGAAAAAAATATTAAAAAAAAACCTTATTATAACTATAATGACGGACAGTATATTTTTTTCAAAAGAAACTATTTCTGGTTTGAATAAAATATTGTTACAACAATCAAATTATCAAAATTTATCTAGAGAGGGTAAACAAGAAATAATTAATGTGTTGGTTAAAAATATGAAATCAATTTACAAGAGCATTGACCAGAGTAGAGTTAATAGTAATAATTTTAATAATGTATTTGACCAATTTAAAAAAGCAAGTTTGACAGATACTTTGTCAGAATTAAAAAGAACAAACGTTTTACAAAATCATCTACAATCTCCTTCTGATTTAAAATTTCAGAGAGATTTTGCATCAAATCCTAATTCAGGTAATAAATTAATGGAAAGACCCGAGGCAACCAAAATTCAAGGTAACCTAAATCAAAAAGTTCAAAAATCTGAACAAAAAAGAAATGAACAATTTAGAGGAGTTACTTCAGATATGAATAATTATGATTCAACACTGGACCAAGTTTTCAGACCAATTGTTGATAATTCTGATGATAATTTTGCAACTAAATATGAAACAGGAAGAACTGGAGACATACAAAATCGTATGGAAAGTATCAGACAATTACGTGACAATGAATTAGGTAATAAAAATCAACGACCACCAACACCAGAATTTTTAAAACCAAAACAAACAAATCCTACCAAACAATCATATGATTCAAATGTTTCTAACGATAATAGAAATATTCCAAGACAGAATAATTCCAGACCTGATTTTCAAAATGCTAAATCAATTGATTTTAATAATGGATTTCAAGGATTGTCAAATGATACAGGAGGAGATTTGTATAGTTTAGATAATATAGATAAACCTTTAATTGACCAAGAAATAGAAGAAGATAATGCAAGCTTCGAAGATAGATTAAAAAGATTACAATCTGATAGAGATACTTTAAAAGCTCCACCACAAAAAACAGTTGATTTTAAGAATGAAAATTATCCAAGGTCTGAAAATGATAACATTGTAAGAAATAGTGAACCAGAACCAAGACAAATGCAAACTAGACCAGTTCAAAAGCAACCTGTGCAACAACAAGTTCAAAGACCAAATATTGAATATGAAACAAAACAAGTACAGCAACAAGTTCAAAGACCAATTATTGAATCTAATAATTCTAAACCAAATGATAGAATGAGTGAACTAAAAAATTCTATGAAATCAATTAACATTAATGTATCAGATGATAATCAAATGATAAAGAAAATGAAGTTATTAATTGATAAATTAGAAAATGACAATTTACAATTAAAAGAAATTATAGAAAAACAAAAAATGGAAATAGAAACTTTATCTGACAATTCTGAATTATCTAAAATTGATGAAATCAAAAAACAAATAAGAGAAGAATTTGATACATTACGGAACAAATCAGAAGAGATTGAAAATAAATTATCTAATCTAAATTTAAGAGAAGTTGAATTAATAAAAAAGGATTCAGAGTTAAAACAATTAATAAGTAATTATGATTATTTATTCAAATCTCAACATCTTCAAATGGAAGTAACAAGTGCAGATAATCAATCATCTTATACTTGGAAAATGGAACCAATCGATAATGTGATTGGTATTCGTCTAATGACATATTCTTTACCAACCCCTAGATTTAATATTGAGGAAAACAAAAATAATCAATTAAAGTTCAGAGTTGGTGAACAAAATTATAATATAGTTTTAAGTACTGGAAAATATACTATAGATGAATTAATTTACATATTGAATAGTAAAATAGCAGAGAAAAATGACAAAATTAAAATTAGTATTAATAATGAACAAAGAATTATTTTAGAATCAACTGATGAAAATGAAATAATTGATATTATTCCAACATTGTTGTCAAAAGAAAACTTAGGATTTTTATTAACAGCTGAAAATAAGAATAAACACATATCAGATAGAGTATGGGATTTAAGGGTTGATGATAAAGTTTATTTATATTTGAATAATTTAGCTGATGATACACCTTTTGGTGTTTTATATTTTAATGGTCAATCAGTCTCTCAATTCAAATTTAATAAACCATTTAATCTACCTAATTTAGAAATTGTTTTTAAGGATTCAAGAGGTATGGATTACAAATTCCATAATTTACCTCATTCATTAAGTTTTTTAATTGAAAAAATAGATAACTAAATAAATAATAATTATTATTTATTTAATATTTAATTGACATTTCTAAAATATTCTTTTCTAAATCCATTCATTTCTTCGTCCTTAGTTACGTTATTAATAATTGAATCAAAACTTTCCCCTCCAACAAGTCTGATAATAAAGTTTATAGAATAAACACCGCATTCCGAATTTTCAAATTGGTGTTGAATATAATTATATCTAATATCAAATCCACCTCCTAATAAATTATGTAGATATTTATTTGAACTTACAACTTCTTTGGCTTTTCCTTTAGGTAAACCATTTATTGTTTTAATTTTTTCGATGATATCATTAATTGGTAATTCTGAATGATATTTTTTTTGATATAAATATTTGGTTATTCTGTTGATTAATTTTCTAATTCGCTTACCAGGCTTTCTACCTAATGAATCAAAGAAATAAACTTGATTTTTTTTTAAATCAGTAAACATTGAAACCCAATGTGACCCATCTTGGTCATGATTATCTAAATTAAATACAATACCTATTTTATGTTTACCATTGGATTCAAGTTCACTAAAATTTAAATCACGAATTCCCAACATAGGTAAATCATCAAAGTCATATGGAACTGCTCCTAAAAACACGAAATCCTTGTGAATATTTTGATATTGTTCAATCACATCATTTATATGAGTAGTACTTAACCATTCATATTTTTTGGAAGGTCCTTTAGGTCTAAAAGTGTTCCTTTCAATATCCTCATTATCTAATTCTTTAACAAAGTCTAATCTCAACCAACAAGTTTGTTCAGAACATTGATTCTTTAATTTTGATGATAATTCTTTTACCAATGAATCTTTTTTAAGAGATAAATTAATTTTATCTGAATTTTTTTTATTGTAGTTTTCTGCAATTTTTTTTAAAGCATCGTAAGTGAAACATGAACCATCAGAGAATTTTTTACTTGGGGCACATTTCTTATTAGGGTCAGAAACTACAGAACCTCCAACATGGTCTCCATCTGGATGAATTAATTTTTTTGTTTTTAAACTTGATTTTTTGATACTTGATTTATTATTTAAACTCATTACTTAACAGTAGAATTTTTTAAAATTTTTGATTAAATTTTCCCATTATATAAACCACGATTATAGGTAACTTTTATTTAACCATTTGTCAAACCAATTATTTACTAAATTATAATTTAAAAATAATTCTGGATTAACTTGAGCATCTGATTTTATGTATTTTATTATTTTAATTAATTCTTGTGTTTCTAATGAAAAAAACATATTATTATAAGTTTCTAAATCTAAAATAATTTTTTCATCTGATTTTTTATCTTTCAAATAATTAATACCTACAAAATACCTAAAAGGTAAATAAGAATCAAACCACTCATTTTTTAATAATTTAAACTTTTCAAATTTAGTTTGAATTGTTTTGATTAAATTTAGTGTTCTGGGTAATTGGAATGTGTATGTTCTAATTATAAAATGACTTCCTGCTGGTTGATTGTTAATAAATTGTAATATTGTTTCTAAATCTGAAACAAAATCATTTTCCCATAAATTAAATTTTGAAGATCTTTCGCCAATTTCAATGTAGAAAACACTTGAATTATTATTAATTATATTCATGGATAATAATTCATCTGAATTGTTTATCACATAATTAAAAGTGTTTTTAATAGTTATTTTTTCTTTGAATTCATTTGATTTTGCACTTTTTAGAATAATTGGAATATAATCTAATAATATTCTTCTATTACTTATCCAGTGTAAATTTTCAAAAGGTGGTAATGAACTAATGCATAATTTAATGAATTCAGGCACAAAATTATGGTTTGTTTTCAATTTAGCTAACAAAGATGAATAAGGATTAAGACGATATGACCAACATCTAATCAAACTATAATTCTTTTGTAATAAATTAAAAAACTTGTCATAATCTAATTGTGTAGTAATATTATAATTTTGTTCGGATAAATCATTAAACGGTTCTACAGTAATTTTTGATTGATAATAATTCATGTTGAGGTGATCTAAAAATCCTATGTATTTATTTTGTATTGATTCCAAATTATAGTTTATTTCTACCCATTTTTTTAAATTATTGCTTATTTTTTTATCATGGACAAATTTATCTAAACTATTTTCCCAATTACTAAAAGACCACGAAATATATTCAATGTTAGGAATTAATAATTTACTATAATAATCATAATAATTATAATTTTCTATTAAAATAAGTTCACAACCAGAATTTAATAATTGTTGGTAATATATCGGAACTTCATTATCTGATATTATTACAATATTTTTTAATAAATTAATTTTAGTAACATCATAATTATCTTCAATTATAATATAGTTTAAATTAAAGGTTTTATAGTATGGATGTGATTTTAATTCTGTTATTCTGTTATAAATGGAAAATGAATTTTTATTTTGTAATTTTATTTTATCTTTTTCAAATAAAAACAAAATACCATTATCTGATTGTTTCCAAGAATTAATATTAGGAATAGGTAAGGCAATATCATAATGCGAATGACTTGAAGAGAAAGAAACTACATGAACAAATTTCTTCTTGTCTTCTGTGTATAACTTTTGGTGAATAACAGGAAATTTAGATAAATTAATAAAGAAAAATACATTATATTGAATTTTAACTTTTTTTAGTATTGATTTCAACATATTGTAAATATTTTTAATTATTTTTAATTCACTTTTAGAAATTATTCCTTTAGCATCATTATTAAAAATCAAAAAACTTTTAATTTTATTTTTAGTAATATCCACAAATATTCCTTTACCTTCATTATTATTATATAAGTATAAAAAGGTTTGAATAATATCTTCAGGTGTCACATTTAAATAAATAGGTTCAATTAATTTTAATTTAATTTGGTTACCAATTAGTGAATTACAATACTTTAAATTAAATGGTTTACTTTTCGGTAAAATAAAAGGTAACTTTGAAATAATCTTATTTGGATTATTTAAAATTTTTATTTGATTCATTTAATTTAACTTAGATAAATAAAAAAATAATTATATGTTAATTATTTTATAATCTTGTTACTTCTTTAATTATGTAACTATAACCTAATGAATCACCATAGTATGATACACTTGGATGAAATAAATTTTCAAGTTTACCCTCATGATTTATAATCTTAATCCTTGAAATAAAATCTTCAAAATTTTCCAAATCAAATTTATCAGGAACAAAATGGATTTTCCCAAATTTTGGATGAAGATTATAAATATATTTTTGACTATTTGGAATAAAAGTTATGAATACTTCCTGTCCAACCTTGATGTCTGTAATATCAATATTCACATACATGGTATCATTTAAAAAATTATCTAATTTTTTACATATTTCATCGTGATAATCAATTTCATATTGGTCATAAAAGTCCATTGAAATCATTAATATTAGAAATAAATAAAAAAAAATTCAATTTTTCATTAATAAAAAATTATGTTATATAAATAAAAAAATCTAAAATTAAGTATATATGTCATTTGAACAAAAGTATTTAAAATATAAATCTAAATATTTAGCACTTAAGGCTTCCTTAAATAATAATGTTTCTATCCAACAAAATGGTGGTTCAATCTATGGCAAAAATGTTATGGACATTGAAAATTTATCTATTACCCCTAATATGCTTCAAGCATATGGTTACGAATTTAAAAATACTTTAAATACCGAACTAGTTGGTGGATTTACTAAAAATAATATAAATAGTATAAAAAAATTAACTGAATTGGTCCAATCTAATCAATTAGGTGGTGAAAATCTATCTGACTCTGAATTATCAAATGAATTTATTAATACCACTGAATTATCATCTCAATCAGGTGGTGAAGATTCAGAAGATAAAAAATCTAGCTCATCTGAATCAGATGATATTTCCAGTTCATCTGACTCTGAAAAATCAAGCTCATCTGACTCTGAAAAATCAAGCTCATCTGAAGAAAAATCTGACTCTGAAGAAAAATCCAGCTCATCTGAAGAAAAATCCAGCTCATCCGAAGAAAAATCCAGCTCATCTGAAGAAAAAGATGATTCTGAAATGTCAAAATTAACTGACACTCCTCAATCAGAACAACACGGTGGTATGAAAAAGAAAGCCAAAAATAACAAAAAATATTTCTTTGATGATTCAGATTTAGATATGGATTCTACTACTGATTCTGAATTATCTTCATTAGATTCTGATTCATCATCAGATTTTAATGATTTTTAAATAGAAAAATTAATTCAAAATTTATTTATATTTAAACATTTATTTTTTAATATAAATAATGAAAAATATTTTAGGGGTTGATGATTTAGATGAATTTATCATTGAAAATACTGAAAAAGGTAATGTTGTTCTTTTATATTTTGGTGCAACATGGTGCGGACCATGCAAACAACTTAAGAAAAGATTACATGAACCAGATACCGTTAAAATTATGCCAAAATTAGTTGTTGGCTATCTAGATGTAGATGATGAAGCTAATGATAAACTAGTTAAAAAATATAAGGTAAATTCATTACCAACACAAATTTTTATTAAATTAGATGGGGATGTTGTTAAAGAAGTTATGAGAATTGAAGGATATGATTTTACCAAACTTAAAATGGAGTATGATAATTATGTAAATTAATTACTTTGATATCCATCTATTATTCAATCTAATATTAAATTTATAATCATTAGTTAAAATAATAGAACCTTCATTACTATGTTCTTCAAAATTAATAAATAATTTTGACCCATCGAAATAATCTCCAATCATCTTTAATTCACCATTTGAAGAATAGAATGATTTTCCTTCATAATAATTATCATTTGAAATAAGTATTTGATAATAGCCATTTGATAGAGTATATTCGGTAAAATTAATATTGTACTGATAAAGTTTTTTATCATAAATAAAATATTGATTTAAATCATTTTTGGGATTTAATTGATTATGAACATTAGCAGATATGTTTTGAACTTTGGGAAATATTTTTAAAGTAGTTATATTATCTACTTTAATGTATTTGGATTGTATTTCATTATATAATTTATTAATTGAGTCTAATATTTGAGATTCAATGATTATTTGATTGGCAGCTAGTTTAGATTCTAACTGTTGATTAACATTCAAATTATTATCTTTTATTTTGGATTCTAATTGATTTATAGTTGTGGCCAGATTAGATTCTAACTGTTGATTAACATTCAAATTATTATCTTTTATTTTGGATTCTAATTGATTTATAGTTGTGGCCAGTTTAGATTCTAATTGTTGGTTAACATTCAAATTATTATCTTTTATTTTGGATTCTAATTGATTTATAGTAGTGGCCAGTTTAGATTCCAACTGTTGATTAACATTCAAATTATTATCTTTTATTTTGGATTCTAATTGATTTATAGTAGTGG